ATAAAATTAAGACTAACGATTTTAGTGAAGGTCGCTGGTCGATAAAGAGACGAAGGAAATTTGGTTGGGATTAAGAATTTATACTGGTGGGACTTTTGATTTGTTTCACGCAGGTCACGTTAATTTTTTGAAACGTTGTCACGAGATAGCAGGAATATCTGGTCTTGTAACTGTTTCGCTTAATACTGATGAATTTATTTTTGAATACAAGAAAAAGAAACCTATTTTGTCTTACCAGGAAAGGTATGAAGTTTTAGCATCTTGTAAATATGTTGATTTTGTTGTGCCTAATTCTGGTGGTGCTGATTCGAAACCTGCTATTGAGGAAGTAAGACCTGACATTATTGCTATCGGTTCTGATTGGGCTAGACGTGACTACTATAAACAGATGCAATTTGACCAAGATTGGCTCGATGAAAGAAATATTAGTTTAATTTATATTCCTTACACTAAAGGAATTTCTAGTACTTTAATTAAGTCAAAAATATGATTGTTATTGCAACAACACCTGGTAGAGAAAACTGGTTACAACAATGCTTAGCTTCTATAACTAGACCAGTCCTAGTCTTATCTGATTTCACTTTCGAATTAGGCAAAATAAATTGGATTTTTAATAGCACTAAAATTGAACGTTTTATGTTTCTGCAAGATTCAGTTGTGGTCAAAAAACAAGAATTATTTGAATTGCTTTTTAATGATAAAGGTTCTATTGCTTTAACTAATGACCCTTGTATGTATGGAATGTATATGGGTGTTTATGAAAGAAAAATACTTAGTCAGATAGATATTCCTGTGCCTAAAAATAAGCGTGAATCTATCGAATATGAATTGACTTGGACTGAAGCCTATTGTAAGGCTGCCAGAAATGTTCGCTTGGCTTTTACAGATTTGGCTGATTCTAAATCTAAAAGAAAACAAGTATTATTCGGTAGGGAGAACCTAGTTTTAGAAAATGACTTTCTCATCAAATATAAAGGTAACTGGGGTCAGTTAGTAGTCTAAACTTGGATTAGAACTTAGGAGTTTATTTTGGCTATCACAAACGGCTATGCCTCTTTGAATGAGGTTAAGGCTGCGCTTCGAATTTCTGATTCTATTGACGACACTCTTTTAGAGATGGCAACAGAATCAGCATCAAGACTTATTGACGGCTACGCTGCAAGAATTTTTTACAACGCTGGAACAGCAACTAGATACTATGTCGCACAAGACGATTTTGTTGTTGAAGTTGATGATTTAGCAAACGGAACAGTAACAATAACCACAGCGCAAGATGCTGATGGTGTTTTTGATACAACTTGGGGAACTGACGATTATCAACTTGAACCTTTAAATGGTGTTCTTGATGGAATTGCTTGGCCTTACACAACTATTAGAGCAATCGGTGACTATTTATGGCCTATCTCTGGTGGCGAAGCCTTAATTAAAGTTCAAGGAACTTTCGGTTGGCCTTCAACACCTATCGCTATTAAACAGGCTTGTATTATTCAGGCTTCAAGAATTTACAAACGTTTAGATAGTCCTCTAGGTGTTGCTGGATTTGGTGATTTAGGAGCTATAAGAGTTACTAGAGATTTAGACCCAGATGTTGCTCAACTTGTTCAACCATATAAGAGAACGAGAAACTTTATTTAATGGCATCCATTACTAATATTCGTTCTGGACTTGCAACTCGTCTAGCAACCATTACTGGTTTAAGAACAGCAGCAACAATGCCAGACAACCCTAATCCACCAATAGCAATCGTTATCCCAGACAACATAAATTTTGATAACGCCTTCCAAAGAGGTATGGATACTTTAACTTTCAGAATTTTTCTTGTCGTAGGTCGCGCTGATGAAAGAACAGCACAAAACTCTTTAGATGCTTATTGTGCAACAACAGGAACTTCAAGTATCAAGGCAGCAATCGAGGGTGATAAAACTCTTGGTGGTTCAGCATATAACTGTCGTGTAACCGATATGAGAAATTATGGCTCTGTTCTTATCGGCGAAGTCACTTATTTGTCTTGTGAATTTGTTGTCGCTGTTTATGCCTAAATTTGAAGTAATATAGACCTGACAGGCTTATTAGTCTGTTGCGCGTAACAAACTAGACAAAAGGAAGTAAAATGGCGAAATTTGCAGCCACAGACTACTCCATCACTATCAATGGGTCTGATTTTTCAAGTTCTTTGAACTCTGTTGAATTAGCTCAAGAAGCTGATGATTTAGAAACTACTGCTTTCGGTTCAAGTTGGAGAACTAGAATCGGTGGCTTAAAACAAGCATCTTTAACACTCAACTTTATGCAAGACTTTGCAGCAGGTTCAGTAGATGCAACATTAAATCCGTTACTTGGAACTCTTGCAACAGTTGTTGTTAAACCAACTTCATCTGCTGTTGGAACTGCTAACCCAAGTTACACAATGACAGCACTTGTAACACAATATTCCCCATTCGCTTCAAGCGTTGGCGATGTTGCTACACTTTCTGTTACCTGGCCAGTTTCTGGTTCAGTTGTAAGAGCAACTGCATAATTGGAGTAAATAGTGATAAACCTGCGCATCACAAATAAATCTGGCGAGTCCAGAGAAGTAAGTTCTGAATGGGCTGATTTAGTAGCCTTTGAACAAAATTTTGATTTACCTTTTCAAAAAATATTCGGTGACGGAAAAACAATAAGAATACAATACACAACTTGGTTAGCACACCAATTTGAAAAGCGTACAAAAAAAACTGATAAATCTTTTGAGGAGTGGCTAAACGATGTTGCAGTTGTAACATTTGTAGGCATCGCTGATGTTCCCCCTTTAGAGACGACCCAGAGTCAGGAAAAGTAAGCGCAACTTGGTCAATTGTTGCTCTGGCAGTTGAAACTGGTATAGCACCCCATTTGCTTTTGAACGAAAATCCGAGGACAATAGCAACTATGCAACGCTATCTGCGCTGGCGTTCATATCAAATCAATCGAAAGAATTAAATGGCGCGTATAACTGGTGGTATTCAAAATACTGGTGTCAGTTATGGTGATAACACAGCAAACATTCAACTTGATGGTTTAGTTGAACTTTTACAAGACTTAAAAGATTATGAAGCTGTGCATCTTAAAAAAGAACTTTACTCTGCAGCATCTCAAGTTGCTACTCCTCTTATTCAGGATATTGGTCGCGCTTATCCAACTAATCCTTTATCTGGTTGGGGTGGTCGTAGAACTCCTACAGCAACTACTGATGCTCGTGGACAGCAATGGCGTAAGGGTGGTCGTCTTGAATGGGATAACGCAAAAATGGTTGCTGGTTTAGGTAAACGTGTAGGTTTGAAAAGAATTAAAGGTGGAAAGTTAGGAAATATTGGTGTTGGTATTTCAACTCAATCAAGTTTCTTAACTATTTTTCAACGTAATGGTGCTGCATCAGTTTTTGAGTTCGCTGGTGGTAAGAATCCTGGAAGTAATCTTGCCAAAGGTATTCAAACAAAATTTGGGTCTTTGCCAAGAAAGCCTTTATGGAGAACAATTGATAAGAACCTTAATAAAATTGAGGATTCAATTAAATCTGCAATTACAAAAACTGAGGAAAGTTTTAATAAACTTAAAACTGCTAATAAGAAAGGTCTCGGATAAATGGCCGTATTTGCCAATATTATTTCTACCTTTGACCCTCGTGGATTAAATAATGCTAGAAAAACTTTTGCTGGTTTAGCTTCAGATTCTTTAAGCGCAGGTCGTAAATCTCAACTTGCTATGAAACTTGTTGGTGGTGCTGCTGCTACTGCTGCAACTGCTGTTGGTGCTTTTGCTGTCAAATTAGGTGTTGATGGTGTTAAGGCTGCTGTTGAGGATGAAAAATCCGTCAAGTTATTAACTCAAACTTTACAAAATTTAGGTATTGGTTTTAAGCAAACAAATATTGAGGATTTTATTTCTCAAATGCAATTCTCAACAGGTGTTGCAGATACAGCTTTAAGACCTGCAATGCAGAGACTTCTTTTAGCAACTAATGATGTGTCTCAATCACAACGTATTTTACAAATTGCTTTAGATATTAGTGCTTCAACAGGTAAAGATTTAGAATCAGTCACTTTAGCTTTATCTAAGGCTGCTTTAGGTAATTTCACAGCACTTACACGTTTAGGTGTGCCTTTAGATAAAACTATTATCAAAAATAAAGATTTAACTTCTGCTTTGAATGCTTTAGAGAACCAATTTCAAGGTGCTTCTGCTGCTGCTGCAGATACTTTGGCTGGACAAATGGCAATTCTTACACAACGTGTGGATGAAGCTAAAGAAGCTATTGGTTATGACCTTATTTTGGCTTTACGTCTTGCTAGAGATGAAATGGGTACACCTAATGGTTTAGGTGATGCTGTTACTGATACTGCTGACAGAATTGGTGATGCAATTGTTGGTTTAGGTTATTTCATTGGTCAAATTGATTTATCAATTGATGCAACTAATAGATTTACAAGAGCATTACAAACTACTGGTAGAAATATTGTTGTTGGCTTACTTGGTCCATTGGCTGGTGCTTTTCCTGCTTTATCTAAACTTTTTACAACTGTTGCTGATAAAGGTAATGAACTTAAAGAAACAACTAAAGCAAATGCTTTAGCAACACAAACTGCTGGTGATAGATATTTGGCTTATGCCAAGTCTTTAGGTTTTGTCACAGAAAAAACTGTTGATTTAACTGACCAAACTGAAAAACAAGTTAAAGCCACTAAAGAAGTTGATAAGGCATTGAAAGACGCTAATGCTGCTGCTATTAAGGCTGCTGAGGATGGAATAGATAAACTTGAGGAATCTTTAAGAAATGCTCAGAACGCTTTGGATGCTGTTCAAGGTAAATTTGATGATTTTAAATCAATCATTGTTGATGGTGTAACAGGAATTATTGATTTCAATTCTGCTGTTGAGGATGGGGACTTTTTAGCAGGACTTGTTGAACAAGCTGATAATGCTAAATCTTTTGCTGAAAAAGTCAAAACTCTTATTCAACTTGGTTTAAGTGAACGTTCACTTCGTGAAGTTATTAAAGCTGGTTATGAATCAGGAACAATTATTGCTGACCAGATTATTGCTGGTGGTGTGACTGTTGTTCGCCAAGTTAATGAACTTGTTGGTGCTGTTGATGATTTAGCAAATATTGTTGGCCAGACTGGTGCTGAAACTTTCTATGCTGCTGGTATTGCTCAAGGTCAAGCAATGGTCAAAGGTATTCAAGATGCTTTAGACCAAGCAAAGTTAAGTCTTGCAAATCTTAAAGGTGAACCTACTACTGGTGGTATGACTACTGCTAATGAAATCAAATATTTACAATCTTTAACTCCAACTCCTGGTTCTGCTGCTTCGTTTCGTATTGCTGAGGAGTTAGATAAATTAGTGCAACGCCGTGCAACTGGTGGACCTGTTAATGCGAGCCAACCTTATGTTGTTGGTGAACGTGGTCCAGAATTGTTTGTTCCTGATATGTCTGGTTCTATCATTCCTAATGGTGCTATGGGTGGTTCTGTAAATAATTTCAATATAAGTGTTAATGCTGGTATTGGTACTGATGGTGCTGTTGTTGGTCGTCAAATTGTTGATGCTATTAGAAAGTATGAACGTTCATCTGGTCAAGTTTTTGCGAGAGTGTAAATGGCGTTACCAACAAAATCAGTTGAGATAGGTTTTGATTTATCTGCTTCTGGCGCACCATTCTTTACTCTTGATGACCCTGTTGCTGGTATTTTAGATAACACAGAGTTCACTCTTGGTGGAACTCTTTTCTATGATGTAACAGATTATGTTATACAGATAAATACAAGTCGTGGCCGTAACAGAGAATTAGATAAATATAACGCTGGTTCTTTAGAAGTAGTTTTTGATAATACAACTAGAACTTTTGACCCAGAATATGGTGCTTCACCTTTTGCTGGACAGATTATTCCTCATCGTGAGATTCGTGTGAACTCTAACGGCACACCTGTTTTCTATGGAATTATTGATGACTGGAATTTGAACTATAACCCTTCAGGTGACAATACTGCTTCAGCTTTGGCTTCTGATGGTTTTACTCTTTTAGCAACACAATCTTTGGCTGCTCATACTGCAACTCCTCAACTTCCTGGTGCGCGTATTGAAGCTGTTTTAGATAGACCTGAAGTTAATTGGCCTACGGCTTCAAGAAATATTGATGCTGGTCAGGTTGATTTACAAGGAGATGTTGTTCAAGATGGTGAGGGTGCTTTAACTTATTTACAGATTGTTGAACAAACTGAAGCTGGTTCTTTGTTTATTTCTAAGGATGGGAAACTTACTTTCCAGGATTCTTTAACAGGTCCTTCATCTGCTACTTCTGTTGATTTAACTGATAATGGAACTGGTATTCCTTTTAGTTCTGTTCAGGTGGTTTATGGTTCTGAACTTTTGTATAACAGAGTTGTTGTTACCAGGGCAGGTGGTAATCCACAAACAGCAGAGGATACAGATTCTCAAGCAGCATATGGTATTTCATCTCTAAACCTTGATGGGCTTTTATTTGATTCTGATGGTGCTTCTTTAGAGCTAGCGCAATTCCTTGTCGGACAATATTCCGAGCCTGAATATCGTTTCGATTCTATGACTATTCAAATGTCCGAGTTATCTTTAGCGCAACAAAACTCGCTTCTAAATCTTGAACTTACTGACCAGGTGAGAATTATTTTCACACCTAACGGAATTGGTGACCCGATAACTAAATATGCTGAGATTACTGGTATTGAGCATCGTATAGGTATTTTTGTTCACGAATTGACTTTTAGGTTCTCTACTTTGGATTATGCTGCGTTTGTTTTGGATGACCCTATTTTTGGTGTTTTGGCTGGTAAGACTACTTACGATTTGAGCAGCGTGACATATTCATCAAGTTCGATAAACTATGATGGTAATGATTTAGGTTTCTCTAATAGGTTAGGTGCATAGATTGGCAACAAATTTTCCATCAAGTTTAGATAATTTCACTAATCCTGTTTCTGGTAACACTCTTGATTCTCCTTCTCATTCTTTGCAACATTCTGACGCTAATGATGCGATAGAGGCTATTGAGGCAAAACTTGGTGTTGGTGCTTCTCCTGCTGGTTCAGCAACTGCTGGTCAAGTTTTAACTATTAGCGCAGCAGGAACTTCTGCTTGGACAACACCAGTTGTAGATAATACTGCTTGGACTTCATATACTCCAACTTGGACTAACTTAACTGTTGGTAACGGAACAAGTAGTTTTAAATATAAACAAATTGGTAAGAATGTTTTTGTAATAGGTAGATTTCAATTTGGTACAACTTCATCTATGGGAAGTGATCCTCAAATGAGTTTACCAATTACATCTATTTCATATCATTCAACTATTCCCCTTGGTGTTGGAACACTTCAAGATTCTGGAACTAATACTTTTGGTGGTTATGTAAGACCAAATAATACAACTTCAGTTATTTTTACATATCTTTCGGTTTCTGGAAGTTTGATTTCTGCTAGTTCAACTCCAACATCAACTTTACCTTTTACTTGGACAACAAATGATGCTTTAACAGTAAATATAGTTTATGAGGCTGCATAATGTATAAAATAATTTGTATACAAAATAATTGTGCAAATAAAAATGTTCCTTACTATTCACCTGAAGCAACAGAAAAAGTTACTTGTGGTGGATGTAAAAATACGATTGATTCAGCACAAATGTCTAAAAAAGAATTTGATGAGGTTTTTGACTATGACCCATTTAAAGAATCAACTATCGGTATAGAATAACCAGTACAAGGAGAATAATCAGATGCCTTTCAGAGTTTTCGCAGCAGGAGAAGTTCTAACTGCTGCTAACGTAAACGACTATCTTGCAGAGCAAGCTGTTGCCACATTCGCAGGCACAGCAGCACGCGCCTCAGCAATCACAGCACCAACCGAAGGACAACTATCTTACCTACAAGATACTGACCAACTTGCTTACTATGATGGTTCAGCTTGGGTTACAGCTCCTGGTGCTAGACCACTTTTAATAGCTCCAGAGGAACGTGTAAATATTGTTGGTTCTGCTGCTACTGGAACTGTTGCGTTGAATACTGCTACTGATTCTGTTACTTACTACACCACTAATGCTTCAGCGAACTGGACTATAAATTTGCGTGGTAATGCTTCTTTGTCTATGAATAATGCTCTTGCTACTGGTGAGGTTATTACTTCAGTATTTTTGAACACTAATGGAACTACTGCTTACTATCCAACTACTATTCAGGTTGATGGTGGTACTGCTGGTGTTTCTACTAAGTGGCAGGGTGGTGCTGCACCTACAGCAGGTAACGCTTCATCTATTGATGCTTATTCGTTTACTGTTATTAAGACTGCTGGTTCTGCGTTCACAGTTTTGGCTTCGCAAACCCAGTTCAAATAAAAGAGGTCACCAATGCCTATTGTTGGTTCTTTTGCTGGTGCTTCTAGTCGTGCTTATGGTTTACAAGCAGGAATAATTGTTGGAGATTTTGAATCTATTGCAACAACAACAGTTGGTTCAACTCCTCAATCAAGTATTACTTTTAGTTCAATTCCATCAACATATAGTCATTTACATATAAGAGCAATCGGCAGATATTCTGATGCAGGCACAGGTACAGATGCAGTAAATATGACTTTTAATAGTGATACAACTTATACAAATTATCGAACACATTTATTGTATGGAAATGGTACTTCTGCTTTATCAGCAAACGAACAATCTACAACATATTTTGGTATTACTTTGCCTGATTTTTATCGTGGTGGTGAAGCAGCAGGTATTTTTGGTTGCGTTATTTATGACATTTTAGATTATGCTAATACTAATAAACATAAAACTGTTAGATACTTAAATGGTTTTGAAAAAAATGGGGCTGGTAACGCTCGTTTAGGGTCTGGTGTTTGGTTAAATAGTGCCGCTATTACTTCTATTACTTTTACTCCTGCAAATGGTTATAGTTTTGGTCAATATACTCAATATGCTCTTTATGGGATTAAAGGATAGTTATGCCTAAAACTTATGAACCAATACAAACCACAACACTTGGAAGTAATCAAGCAACTGTTACCTTTTCAACTATTCCTCAAACATATACGGATTTAATTTTAATTATTGCTGGAACTATAACTTCTGGTGGTTTAGATATGTTTGTAAAAATAAATTCTGATACTGGTTCTAACTATTCTTATACTCAACTTTATGGTACTGGCTCAACTGCTGCTAGTTCAAGAGCAAGTAGTCAAAGTATTGCAAGTGTTGGCGCAATATCTATAACTCAATCTAATGCTATTTTACATTTTATGAATTATTCTAATTCTACTACTTACAAGACTATTTTAAGTCGTGCTAATAGAAGTGATGCTGTTGTTGCTTTGTATTGTAATTTGTGGCGTTCTACTGCTTCTATTAGTTCTATTGAAATATCTTCAGGTAATCCTGCTGGTACTTTTGTTTCTGGTTCAACTTTTACTTTGTATGGGGTGAAAAGTGCCTAATACTTTTATTAAGATTGCTTCGGTTACTGTTGGCTCAGGTGGCGCAGCAAATATGGAATTTACTTCTATTCCACAAATATATAAAGATATTTTAATTATGGTTTCTGCTAGAGGCACAAGTAATTTTGCTGGTAGTGGATATTTTATGTATGTGAGACCAAATGGTTCATCAAGTAATTTATCGGGTAGATATTTAGTTGGAACAGGTAGTTCTGCTGTATCTGGAACTATTGCACCATATTTGTATATGTCTCCTAGTGATGCAACGGCATCAGTTTTCGGTAATGGTCAAATGTATTTTCCTAATTACACTTCATCAAACTATAAATCTACGAGTGCTGAAAGTGTTTATGAAAATAATGCTACAGGTGCTTATCAAGATTTATCTGCTGGCTTATGGTCTGATACGACTGCAATTACTTCAATAACACTTGTTCCTGGTGGGGGTAATTTTGCTCAATATTCCACAGCCACACTTTATGGAATAAAATCTAGTTAAGAGAAAAGAGAAAACAATATGGCAAATCCAACAAAACTGGTAGTCGATTGCTCAACAGGAGTAACTTCCGAAGTTGAATTGACTG